CCTTGCTTGATACTTTCCATAGCTATGGCTCTAGTCGGGATACCGAACAGCTGGTTTGTAATCAGCTTGGTCCCTTTTTTGATTGTTTCGATGTTTTCTAACATATCTTTCTCCCTTTCTTTGTTTATTTTGTTTAAAATCCCGCCCTAGCGGGGGTACCCCCCTATTATAAGGTACAAAATAGCCACTTTAAAGCAACCGCCCGACGCGCCACGCAACCGCTAGAGGGTCTAGTAAATCCAAAAAGTCGCTGCATTGCAATCATCTAGCTCAATCAAGTTCTGTAGAACCCCTCTTACGAAACTTTCTGTGGTTTCTTTATACTGTCGTGGATCAAACCCAAAGTCTTTTCTAGTTCGTGTTTCCACATCCCACATGTCGATTGTTTTAATTTCTATGGTGTCTTCTTGATCCCATCCCGTAGCAGTTATAAATATAACATCTTCGTCGGTCATAAGATCGAGTTCAGTCTTTATATCTCGATCTACCTCTTTATATGTACCATTTGGATAGCCTGTTGCTTCTTTCACCCATTTGCTTCTTTTCCCTAAAATCATATTATTAAAGGCTCGGCGAAGTTCCCAGTCCTCCAGTAATTTCTTTTTAGTGTACACAAAAACAAAATCAGCTTGAGTCTCTGTAACTCCTCGAGTGATCATAACAGGTCGGTGTATCACTGGCACAGTGCTTAGGTATTTAGATGGTTCTTTCAGATCTTCATTCACAAATTTCGGTGACCATTTTTTGAGTTTTTCCCAGTCAAAGTAACCGTACTCTCTTTGGGTTCCCGCTAAACTAAACATATAGTCTGGTGTAAGCATTATTTTCCCATCGACCATTTCAGCTTTTGGCTCATACCAACTTTCCCTAACCTTTATCGGATGGCTAAGTCTTCTGCTGGCGTATTCGCTATCTAAACAATCCATACTTATCGAGGCAAACTCGTTGGTAGTTTTCCTAATAGCGTTATGAATGCGATCCAATTTTTTCACCTCTTTGTTTAAGGTTACTAACATTTCTTTGTAGTTATTTTCTTTCATATCTTTCTCCCTTTCTTTGTATTTATTGTTTAAAATCCTTATACGCGTAGCGTACCCCTATATTATAAGGTACAGTAAAGCGATTATAAAGCAGCCTACGAGCCTAGACATACCGACCTTTTTGTCTGTCATAGGCTTCGTGATTATCATAGTCCCACGCGGCGAGTTCTTGGGCGAGTGGCTCAAATTTAGAATGGTAAAAGACCCATTCCTTGTAGCCTTTCTCATATTTGGAACGATCCCATAGATTAAGTGCAATACTCCGAGAGATCCACCACATATATTTATCCCAAAGGTAGATATATTCGATATCACAGCCGTCGACTTGGTGCATATAATGGTCGAGTGTGCGATATGCTGGTTCGAAAGAATGCGAACGCATCACTTTCTTGCGAGTTTCTTCGATGGTCGGTTTTAAACTGGTAAAGTCGCCTAATTCGATAAGCGCCTCAACTTTATCCTCGCTGTTATAATGTTCGAACAAAATTCGTCCGTTATGGTCTAAATAACCGTCGTGATGACAGTAAATAGCCCTGACCGAGTCGCCTGTATCGTATACTATATTACTTCGTGTGCTCATTGTGCGTTCTCCCGTAATATCTCACCGAGTGTGTATAGCCTTGCTGTTTCAAGATATGAAGCGAACCCCTCGCCCGATCTAAAATACTTTCGTGTTTTTTCTCGGATATAGTTGTCTTCAGAACCTGTCTTATCGGTTTCGTATATACGCATCACTTGCTTTTCAGTGCCGTTATATCTTAAACGCTCGTATTCTGCACAGATCTCGCCCACCAAACGATCTTTCTTTTGTTCGGTAAGCTGTGATTCATTTAATAATTGAGTTATTATAGATTCGCTCATGACTTTGCCTCCCGTATGTTGAGGACAGGTTTGGCTCTTTTAGCGATTGCAGTCCCATCACATTGTTCGTCCATTATTTTAACAAGTGTGTTTATGGTAAATGCCTGTGTCATTGCACAAAGGTAAGCGTTTTCTTTGCCTCCGTAGCTAGTCATAAATTTCATGACCTCGTCCAGGGAATCATAAGTTGCAAAGAATCCGCTCTCGTGTAGGGTTAGTGGTTGTTTTTCGTTATCTTTTGGCATGTTTGTCTCCATTATCGTCTCATGCGTGAGATTTCTATTGCTTGTTCTTTGGTGTCTTCGAACACTGGAACAAGGTTTGATTTATGCATCGGCATAATGCCTAGCAATTTGCGTTCACCTGTATAAACCATCGGTTCTTTCTTAGGTGTAGGGTTTGTAAAGTTCTTACGACTCATACTTTCTCCTTTCTATATTTTTGTTTAAGTACCCCTATATTATAGGTAACAGCAAAACGAGTGTAAAGCAGTTAGCGAGTACCCGTACTTCCGAACCCGCCTTCACCGCGTTCAGAGGAATAACTAAATTTATCAACGACTTCCCAAACCACAGGATGATATTGCAATACGAGCAGTTGAGCAATCCGCTGACCTTCTTCAACGATATAGGGTTCGGGATGCCTAGAGTTGTTTTTCAAATGAACAATAAGTTCGCCTTGATAATCGCTGTCGATAATACCTACCAGATTTGCCAGATGAATGCCACGAATACCTAAACTAGATCTGGGAGCGAGTAGAGCAAAACTCCCGAAAGGTAGAGCAATCGCGAAACCTAGATTAAATGCGTGTTGGTCTCCCGATCCGAGCTCCACCCTTTCGAGTGCTCGCAGGTCTAGTCCTGCGGAACCTGTGGTCGCGAACTTCGGCAATCCGTACTCTTTAAGTCGTTGATCTTTAACGATAATTTCAACGTGTGCCATCATGAGACATTCTCCTGTTTTTGCCCGTAATGTTCTTCATATTCTTTTTTCAAAAAATCGTCGTATTTTTCGTAATACTCGGTTTGAGTGAGGTAGTTCGCGTTGCTTTCCCTGTGCGTATAGTTTGAAACATAATTCATGTACATATGGCTCCTAAACGAATCAAAATTAATCACGGCTTTCATCGAGGTTTCCTGTAATACGGGCTACGGTCTCCATAACGTGGTTCTGTCCTTCCAGGATGATGATACGGTCTTGTAGCGTTTTAACAGCCTTGTAGATCTCACTGTTGAGTTCTTGCTGTTCATGGTTTCTTTTTACTAAGCTATCGAGGATGCTTATTATATCCTTTATTGGTTTTTCCATAATTTTCTCCTTTCTAAAAAACTGGTGTGGTGCGGTCTGGAATGAACAAACATCTACATCACATATATAGGAGCAGACCGCACCGATAAGTCAGACAAACAATAATACAAAAAATCCTGACTTACCATAAAAACTTATAATTTAATCTTAAACTACAAAAAAGCGAAAGTAAAGCACTAAAAGATTAGTCCCACCATGCTCCCTCTCTTACTTGTACAAGATCCTTAACCTCAACATAATCCGCCATGTGACTAAAATCTAATTTTGGAGCAGTGTACAAAATTGTTTTACCGTTCTCGTCCTCTAACGGGTTCCCGTCATCGTCTAAACGATAAAAAACTGCTTCGTAAAATGCGACGTTTTTGTATTTAGTATTACTCATCATCTTCCTCTTGCACAAAATAGTCGGCATTGTCTGACGTAACCGATTGATATTTATCGGGATTTTCTTCCCTTCTCTTAATTTCACTAGAAACCATTTGGTGTAAATTTTCCGCAAACTGAATATCAAAATATTTGATAAGATTTTTTCGGTTCTCAGGCTCCATAATCTGTAATACCTCTACAAACTGTTTCATAACCGTTAAATTATCACCGCCCATTCGAGAACGGATCACTACTCTGGCATTACAAGTATCACACGCTTGACCGTCTTCTACGACAGGCTCTGCGTTATGACCTTTGTTCCAGTACACCTGACCGTTTTCATCTTTGTGGTGCTCTATCGGACCGTTGCAAATATCGCAAAGGTATGTTACTTTCTTGAGATCTTCCATGATCAACTATCCTCTTCAAAAGTTTTTGTCCAAGTGGTGAATATTTCATTCGCCTCGGACTTTTCTAAACCATAGTTATCCATTAACCATCGGGGTGCGCCAAACATATTTATTTCGCCTGACTCTCTAAGGTCATTTAAGATTTGGTTCCACCTGTCGGTGTTTTGTTTTTTCCACTCAACGTAGTCCATAACTTTCTCCTTTCTGTTTTAGTTATACCTAATATTATAAAAGCCATAAAAACGAATATAAAGCAGTAAACTTTTAGTCGTCAAGCCCATAGAACTTGCGAGGACTATCGGGTAACTGCTCCCATTCTTTTTTAGAATATTTACGACCTTCATAATAATAAATTTTTCTCCACGATCCAGTAGAGACCACTTCGTTGGTTGTTTTCTTAACCGTTTGGTCCGAATCCAGGATCTCCTGCATAAACTCATGCACAATCGTTCTGAGTTCGTCTCGAGTGATCAGATGTTTATTTTTGGTATCGTGATATTTTCTACCGAGATCGAGCCGTTCCTCGTCGTCGATAATAATTTGTATATTCGTTTTCATTGTTCTCTAACCATTATACTGCCTGCATAGCAGATAAAACATCCCATCATTATAAACAACACCGCCATAATTGACTGAAAACTTGCTACAGAGGGGTCTAGTGAAAATAAAGTGTTGAAAAAACCTAGAAAATCGATTGTATAGAGATCTTTTTTCAAAGGCAGTGAGGCGAGATCTAAAAAGATCCAACCTGTTGCAAAGGTAAACATTCCTGTTAAAAATGTCATTACTCCTAATATCTTCATATTGGTCTCCTAATTTTTAAGTTGAGGCGAGGGAACATTGTGCATACAAGGTGCGACCCTGTTTGACTATATGATTACACACGCTAGTCACTTCTTGTTTTGGTGCAACCCTCTATCTCAGCTGAGATTTAGTGGTAGTTTTGATATAGCAGACTACCAACTGCTTCTTTGCTATTATATTTATAGTCCAACTTAGCTTCTGGACTCGATAAAGCGTTGTTTATATGATTTGCTACAACCTCAACTTGAATAACCAATGTATCTAATTGTAGAATCAAACAGGATTTATACTTTAAATGCTATCCTCTTTTCCGCATACTTTATCAATTTGCAAAGTCACACTTTGCTGAAGTAGCCTTCTTCAACAAGTCTCTTCGCGTAGAATCTAAAGATTCTTAGCGGATCCTGACCTGTCGTCAAAGTACCGTTTTTCACGGCTAATGCCACTAGATCCTGTGCAGTGAAGCTAGAGGAGTCAAGCTCCTTCTTTTTAGCTTCGTTTGCAGTCTGAATCAGCGCATACATCTGCGGTGTAAAACCTTTTTGCTCAGGCATTTCACCGTTGAACTTGTATAAAGTTCTAGCGGCTCCTCGCCCTTTGCTCATAGGCTTTGGCACTGCAGTGACTTTTGCTTTGCTCAGAGGCTTCTTAGAAACCTTCCTCACAGGTGCTCTTTTCGTAGAGCCAACAGTTTGAGTCTGCATAGCTTTCTCCTTTCTGTGTTGTTAATATTCCCGTTATTATTATAACGAACCAAGTTTTATTCTGCCTTAGATTATTACGAAAGTAAAGCAGTAAAAACATACCGCGAACACCTCAATCTTGGTCAACGTAAGCACGGGTTGGACCCGCGATCAAGTTGTTGGCTTTATCTACCAATTCGTATAGTTTCTCATCTAAAATATCTTCTTTCTCTATATAAGAAACCAACTCACCAAGCATTTGAGAGTGTTCTTCCAGTTGTGTGATATACCGATGTAGATCGTTTACCTGTTCTTCTTTTTCGGTAAACTTTTCGGCAATCCATGCGGCAATATTTAGTCCTTCCGCCACACTCGCACTCCTGAAACTTCATCCTCTAGCCGATAACGTATCACAAAATGACGTTCAGGCTGTTGTTTTTTGCCAAACGTTCGAGTAGCTTGTGATAAACGGTTTTTCATCCGTGTTGCATTATCGCCTTCTGCTATAGGAAAGAATACCGAATCACCGACATCCATTTCCTTAAAAGGATACATTGTTGTCCCTGCTCTTGTATCGGGAGGCAGAGGGATTCCCTTTTCGATTTTATATTCCATTAGTGCACCTCCTCTGGTTCTTCATCATGGAATTGGACTAAGCCTTTTTCTTCTAAAAAGTGTCGCCAAAAGTTTAAGATCAAAACGTTATCGTTGACACCCGTTATTTCTTGACAGCCTTGAGCAATCATGTAGGCGGAAACCTCTTGAGCCAGAGCGTAATGCTCCGACTCAAATAAGGCAACCCATACTTTTGCTAAAGTTTCATCATCGATGAAATACTGTTTAGGGTTTTCTTCAGCCATTATGCCGCCTTTGCATACTTGACAGCTAAGTCAAGCGCTCTGCTCTTGCGGTTTGCTGCTGCACCGAACCATGCACTGTGTAGGGTATTTCCAGGAATCTCAGACTCGTGTAAATGATCCTCTACATAGGTAACTGCGTTAAGTGCACCCCACCAAGTACCTTTCGAAGACTTCAAACTTGCTCCTGGAGCATGTTTTAAAGCCTCAACAGCTAAGTTGGGGTACTTGTTAAAGTTCTCAACCAATGGCGGTAGCTCACCGATGATTTTACCTTGAGCCTTTAGCTCTTGGTCTCTACGGTAATCTGCTATCATAGTAGGCTGATAAACTTCTCCGACGTACTCTAAGAAGTCAGAATGTTTAGCCTTTTTCTTGGTTAAGAAAGTTGCGGCTTCTCTAAACTCTGCCATACGCTCTCCAGATAGCCCTAGAGCCTCTTCTGCGGCGCGTATCGCTTCATCTCCGAACGCTCTAACGTGTGGTATACGGAAAGAAGCCCCTGCGGATCCTAGCGCAAATGTAAGAGTATTATTACAAACAACACGAATCGGTGTAAGTTTAATAATCATCGATCTGCCTACGATGTGGGGTTGGTTAATTAAAAGATAACCTTTGATCTGGTCTTCGCCAACAAGCTCGAAGTCTTCCGAGATTTTAGCTAGACCCCAGATCTCACCACCATTTTTCAAACTACCTGCGGTTTCCATAGTCATATGTCCCGCTTCAGTAAAACGCTTAAAGAATTTAAATACGTCCTCATTTTGAATAGGGATATAATCTCTACCGCAATGACTTAGTATTTGGTTATCACTATCACGAACAATGTGAAAAGTTTTATCCGCTTGGATAAGACCTACATCTTCGCTCCATTCGGGGGCATCAATAGTATAACTGGGACGTTTACTAACTGTCCAGTCAAGTCCTGCTGCCTCCTGCATTTCCAATGGTGTAAGGGTTGCTGGAACTTCGACACCTAATCCGTGCCAAGGCTCCTCGTTAGCCCATGCCATTGTTTCTACTTGATGTGCCATAATATTCTCCTTTCTAAAGTTATTTTGCACTGTTTAATGATCGTAGGTTTTTAAGCTACCCGTATATAGTAAACGCGATAGTTACGAAAGTAAAGCAGTAGTTAGAGCTTCCCAGTCGTAGGGAATATTAAGAGTAAGCAGAGCATCAGATTTATATCCACCCTCTACCAACTGTTTTGCCCCTTCTAGCCCGTCAACGTGAAACAATTTAATCTCGCCGTGTTTCCTTGCTAAAACAAAGACTTGTCCGCCATGCATTGCTCGTTTAGCGATCCAGGATATTTGCATAGGTCGTAGAGTAAGTTTGTTGCCTCCGTGGATCTCTTTTAGTTCTACCCAAAATTCTTTGCCTTTAGCACAGCCGTTTACGTCAGGAACACCCGAACCCGTAAGTCCTGTTTCGATCCGTTGTAGATGTATATGAGGTAGGTTTTTCCTCATAAGTAGCCATAAGTTCTTTTCTTTACCCACTTACAAATTTTCTTTTCTTATAATCAAATTTTAAACCTTTTTCCCAACCTATAGCTTTCTGAGCTCTTTGTTTTCTTTGCTCTGTAGCCTGTTTCTCTGATCTTCGATATCTAGGTCTTTTTGTTCTTAGGGGGGCGAGTTCTTCGATTATTACTTTATCGATTTCTTGCATGTCTTCTTCGGTATAAGGTTTATCGGGTATTGAAGCAACAAGGTATCGAACATTATCAGGTATATTTCCTACAAAACTGCCGTGCATCCACGTAGGATCGCCTAAACCATAACGTACTTCTTTCTTATATTCTTTTTTCTTCTCTTTTTTCCTACTTTTAGTTCCATAAGTGCTTGTAGGATTGTGATGCCTCTGATTTTTGTTTCGTTCGTTACATTTTTTAGAACAATAAAACCCTGTTCCTTTAAATTCAGCGCCGCACTGAAGACATTTTCTATCTAAAGATCGGTCAGTCGGAACAGGAGTATGAGCAATTATTCTGCACTCAGCACTACAATATTTTGTTTGTTTGCCTTTTATTTGGTTCTTTTTACATACAGGACAAGTACCCTTGCTTTCTATAACTTCGTATTCCTCGTCTGTTAAATAATTGCTAAAATAATACATACCCCTATACTATATACCAAAAACGGCAAAGTAAAGCAGTATACGATTAGCCTAACTCCCAGCCTGTATGCGGTGCAACTTTCTTATTATCTACGGCAACCTTGATTTCTTTACTGCCGAGCCATTCATTAAAGGCTCGTCTAGTTTGTTCTGAATCTTGATAAGTAGAGTAGAGCTCCGTCCATTTGTTCCGAGCTAGATTAACTCCTCGATAATAGTCTCCCTCGGCAAGTTTACATCGAGTAACGATCTGCCACATTCTTTGTTTTGTAACTCCGTACTCGTTTCCGAGTTGTTCGAGCGTGATATCTTCTTCAACCCACCGATCAAAAATCTCACGGTATCGGATAGAGTTCTCTCTTGCTTTTTCTGCTGAAATTCCTTTCATAATTATACTTCCTCTATTTCACCCCACGACTTACCTAACTCTTTATCAACCAGTAGAGGAACGGCAAGTTCTACACAGTGCTCCATAATATGCACTATCTTATTTGCTTGTTCTGTGTTTTCTACTGAAATATCAACTTCATCGTGCACTTGTAGATGAGGAACAATTCCTTCCTCCCACAGTCCGAGCATCGCGAGCTTTGTCATGTCTGCCGCCGAGCCTTGTATTAAACGATTCATCGCTTTATAAGTAAATGACCTTTTTAAGTCTTCACCATATTTTTGTTTTGCTTCCTCGAGTGGAAGCGGTGTGCTTTTTTCATAACGGCTTTCCCATCGGTCGAACCGACAACGTCTGCCTGCAAAAGTTCTTATGTATCCTCGATCCATTGCTACCCTTGCACATTGATCTTGTAAAGCACGGATAAACGGAACCTTTTCGTGGTATTGTTTAAAGAGTTTTTCCGCTTCCGTATCGTCTAGACCTAGTTCTTTAATTAACTTTTCCTTACCCATCCCATAACTAAGTCCTAAGTTAATCATTTTAGCCTGTTTACGAGGTATATTAGCCATGTCTGCTACGATCTGGTGAAAGTCTGCGTTCTTTTCTGTATATTCCTCAACAGCTGATTTAGAACCAGATAGATTCATACGGTTAGCGTAATGCACCGTAAGTCTAGGCTCCTGTTGAGAATAATCAAACACCCCCCACTGACAGTCCTCCTCTGGAATAAATAACGAGCGAATTAGATTACCGATCTCTGGATCACGTGCAGGAACCTGTTGTAGATTGGGATTGCTATAACTAAATCGACCACTAACTGTGCCGCCACGATCGTTACGCATAGGGTGTGCTTCTGCGTGTATGCGACCATTAAACGTGTGCTCCATGATCATCTTATCAATAAACGTCGTTCTCGCTTTATTAAGTTTACGAGCCCTGACGATTAGTTGAGGCAACTCGTGTTCATGAGACTCGAGCCAGTCTTTTTGGAAACTAGCCATGCCTTTTTCTGTTCGAGGGTACCACAGATCGTTTTTATCGAAAATAGATTGTAAAGAAGCGTTAGCCCAAAGGTTTACATCAGACCCATACTTGCGTTTGATTTCTACCTGAATCTTTTGTTCTTCTTTAGAAAGTTTTTCACTTACCTCACCCGCCTTATCTTGGTCAACTCGAACACCCCTCCACCGCATTTCTAAAAGTAGAGGAATAAGTCTCGACTCCATTTCTAAAATCTTATTTAAGTCTTGGCTGTCGATCTCTAGTTTAAGTTTATTCCAAAGTTTTAAGGTGAGTGTTGCGTCTTGCTCACCGTAAGGTCCAACATATTTTGCAGGTAATTTATACATCTCTGACTTAGGGTTGATTCCGTAAGCGAGTGCTGCATCTTGTAATAACGATTCATCTTTAGTTTCGTTACAATAAAACTCGCCTAAAGAATCTAAAGAATATGAAAAACGGTTCTCATCGAGTAGAGGAGCCGCGATAATGGTGTCTAATATAGTACCTTTAATCTCGATCCCTTCCCGACGTAACCAACCAACATCGTAGAGTGCGTTGTGAAAAATAACCTTTCTCTTTTCAGAAGAAAGTAAATTTTTTAACCAACGTAAAACAACATCCTCGTCTAAGTTGCCTCCACCCTCGTGTCGAATAGGAAAATAACCGCACCAGTCTTTAGTTGCTACACCTATGCCAACCACATGACCCCGACCTGTAGCCCATCCTGGACCGCAGGTCGTGAGGTAAGGGTCATAGGTTTCTAGGTCAACCGCAACTGTTTCATCCTCCCCAAACTGAGGAAAAACAGGAGGAACTGACCAAGAACTCTCAGGACTTAGCATAGAGTGTTGTAGCACTATTTTTTCCTCTTTTTCTTAGACTTCTTAGCTTTTTTCTTAGGAGCCTTGCCACCAACCCATGCTTCATTGACATTAGGTGTAGACTCATCGTCTCCTTTATAACGTCCTTTAGCTGTTCTAGCTCTTTTAGGCTTATCCGCAGGCAGTGAAACCTCTCCAGCAGGTTCTTCCTCTGGAGTAAACTTTTTCAACTTTACCTCTGCTTCTTTAGCGTGTTGCTTTTTTAATTCTTTTCTTTCTGCAGCTAATCGAGCCTCTCTTCTCTCAGGATAGATTGCTTCTGATATTGCTTGTACTAATTGTGACCAATAACTTTTCATAAGTCCTCCTCGTCATCTGTAGGTGGGTTTATTTGATTTAATATTTGTTGCTCGACTAAAAGTAGATACCTTCGTAAGTCTCGAATGTCGTCTAAAAGACCATCCTCGCCTGAGTATTCAATACCCGCTTTAAAGATGTCCCACTCTTGATCTTTAGTTTGGTTTTCTATCCTGTCGAACTTTCTAGCTAACATCATGAAAGCACCTACACCTCCACGACGTTTCCAAGAATCTCCATAAGATTCCTCTGCGACTTTGAGCGCTTCTAAATCGCCTTGAGCAATCTGTCTCATATCTTCCCACTTACTCATCTTTTTCTCCTTCGTATGTCTGGTCTCTTTTATTGACCCAACTGAAACATGCTGTCTTCCAATCAACGGGTCTGATATCTTGAATTGTTTTATAAACTGAATAATCTTTTTCTTTATGTTTTGCATAAGCTATTGCCATTGGTACAGCGATATCTTTAAACGCAGGATTTTCCCAACCGTTCATGTCCATATCGCTAGGGTGAATACTGAAAAATCGATCGAGTTCCCAGTGAAATGATGTTGTGTCTGTTATAAGTTTCGTAGGTTTATACTCCTCGGCAAAACTTTCATAAGGATTTTTATAAGCATGGTAATTGTACGGATCGATTCTTAGATGCTTAACTTTTTGCCAAACATCTGTTTCTGTGTACACATGAAAACTATCGCTAACTTGACGATACTCTCCTATCTCGACTCCAATCATCGTTGCCATATATTCTTGTAAAATCGACATATGAACCACGTTTGCTCCGTATGCTCCCCATAACATATCGTTAGAACGACAACAGACCGTCATATTTAATCTGCCTTTTCTAACCTTGAAATAGATGTTCGTGTTGCAAGGAACATCCTTACCCTCCTTGGCAAGATCTCCGATGGAATCCCACATTTGTAAAACAGCCCTGCGGTCATCTGGATTAGTTTTTAACAACTGTATGATGATCGCTAACTGATCTTTATTAAAATATTTAGACCACCGCCAACCATAAGCACCCCACAAAGTTTTACCATCGTCTGAAAAATCAGACATAGATTTTACATAATAAGTTAGTGGCTCAAGTTCATTACTTCCTGAAAGCATCCATAAACTTTCTATAAAATGAAAAAACGGATTAGCGTCTCGCTCCTCGATTAAACAAACACGCTCCCAAGGACGAATATAAAACGTTGTTACAGGTTCATTTGCCTCGTAAGTTGTACCGTTACGGCTTTCTTGTACGTCATAATGTGACGTTTGATTAAATAAATCAATACCGTGTAGTAACGCATCGTTTACGTTTCTAGCTTGTATAACCTTCATAGCTCGTCTCGATGTGCTTCAGTAATCTCACCTATAATAAAATGAATATCGTCTTTATTAAGGTTAGGTAATTTTCTTTTGATAAAAGCTACTGCCATCTTTTCTGATGCAGCAATTTTCAAAAAGAACGCAACTTCTAAAAACTGTGTATAGTATTTATCAACGTTGTCTCCGTGTTCTTCTAAAAGACTGATCTCTATCTGCATTCTTTCTATTGCGTAATCACTCATTTTACCCATGTGCTTTCTCCTTTCATAAATCTTCTACTAATGGAAGATCATTATGTTTATAAATAGACCTTGTTCGCCCTTCTTTTTTAAATATCCTAGAATACTTATCGAACTCACAAAGTCCTCCCTCTATTTCTCTCATTTCATACTCGTGTGGTCCTCTTATTGATGCCATGCCGTAGTCTATCCTAGTTGCGGCGGCTTCATAAAGATCACACATTTCTTTATTCCAATCATGACTTCTTCTTGCGAAATCTAACTCTCTACCTGTTAAACGATTGAGTCCTCTCATCGCTCCTGGTCCAGCGTTAGCCCATGTCATAATATCTGTAGCGCTTTCTAACAAACAGGTGTGTCTTAGGTCTGTAACAACTTCGTAAGCCATAAACGGTCCCATATACGGGTAATCTCTTAGCAAATGCCAAGTCTTTTCTAGCGAGGCTTCTTCTTTAGCAGCATCTTCTAATAAAACACCCATTAAATAATTACGATCCTTCCACATATGGCTAATACACTCCGCTACTCCTGTAACTTTGTCCATACCGTTAGGAGTTTTAACAATATATGCTCCTGTAACCCACTTGGGCTGTTTAGTAATTTCTTCTATGGCTTTTTTCCTATCCCAGTTTAAAAGTAAATCGTGTTCTTTTAACGTTCTGCCCGTTTCTATTAGATTAAACCATCTAAAAATAACCGTAGCCATTAAAACTTTAGGATCATTTCTCATCGGCTCTCTTATATGAGCCTTAAACCATCGTGTCGTTCGATCATCCTCACGAAAGACTTGGCAGAATTTAAACTCTTGAAGTATAGGATCCTTCGTCCAAGGAGCAGGCATTTTTAATTCCTCCTTCTTCCAACGAATTATCTCTCGCTCTATCTGCCAGTAGCAGTAGCGATCTAATTCTTCTTCTATAAACTCGGTCATTTTTTCCTTAAAACCCAAGCACAATTATTAGCGACTTCTGGATAAAATACAGCAGAAGTCATTCTTAAAAATTGTCTACCGTAGCGTTGCTCCATCATCTTATATTGTTCAGGAGTCCACCCGTTAGGATCCTCTCTAAGAGCCTTACGAAGTTTTGGTATTTGTATAAACGTACCAACTACCGATTCAATAACGAAATTTCTTTCTAATTCTTCTTTTAACTCCTGAAAACCCCACTCATATACATGGTCTTCTGGTAACTTATCATTAGACCCGTCGTGGTTAGGTGTGGAGACATATCCTAGAGCACCCTTTCGCATGACTCTAGCGACATCATCTAACCACGCAGGCACAAACTCTCTACCCATGTGTTCTATTACTTCTGTTGACCAGAAAAAATCTATGCTCTCATCTTCTAGGTCGAACACAGGGTTTACTGTAAGGTCTTGGATCCGTATCTCTCCGTTAAAATTCTTAAACCATGTAGAATCCTTTAATAAACCACCCGCATTAGACCAGAAAGGATTTTCTAGTTCGCACGCAGGGTCTATATCGTAGCCATAATAAGAGCGTATAACGTCGGATTTCTTTATCACATAGGCTTTATATAGATTACGAAGTGTCCAGCACTCACCACAACCCACCTCAAAGCCATCGATTGGTCGCTCTAATCGTTTCGCTTCTTCTATACAAAGAGTAGCTATCTTATCAAAACGGCTCATATGAGCTAATTCGTCTGGTCGCCAGTTCGCTAATATTCCAGCACTGGCAATATCCATTCGTGTATTTTTACTATCGTTTTCATTAACTGTTAATTTTCTTCTTATAGAACTCATTGTGAAGCCTCCCACCATGATGGTTTAGTTCTGCCGTTGCTCCACTTAGCGTAATGTTTTTCGTTTACTACATAATTACGATAAGCAGTTATCGGGTTTTCGTGTTTATATTCATCAGGCATTGCCTGTGCGACAGGAGTCATTAGACCCCTAGTAATGTTTTCTGGCATTGTGTATAGAGCGTCTGCAAGTTTTCCTATACTAAGATGTGTTCTCTTATAACGATACTCGTATTCTCTGCCGAGAGCCAAAAAGTGTTTGTAAAGCCACCAGTAGTTACCACTACACTCTCTAGTCCAGATTGTGCACGGATGGTTTTTATATGCGATCTTATATAAACCGACCTCGTCAGCATACTCGTCGCCATCTAATACGCGGTGCGCTGTACATAACATCTGTGCGCTTTCTAATATCATTTTTACTAACATCTTATCTGGTTGTAGTTGTGCAGCTATGTCAGGACTTTTACTTAAATAAAAAATGTTCATAATTTCTCCTTTCTAAAACAATTTACCCGTATATTATTATTTACAACGGGGTACAAAGTAAAGCACTTTATAGCTGATAGCAGCGAGTGGTTTTTGGTTCTATTAAATATAAGTTTTCCTTAGTTCTCGTTACACCAACATAAAACACCCTGTTCTCATCATCAGGGTTCTGTTGGTAATTTTTATACACACGATTGGTAATGTCTGTGAGCAATACAACATTAGTTGCCTCTCCTCCTTTCGCCGCATGTATCGTTGATAATTTTATTCTAGGCTCTTTTGTTATCTTTTCTCCTCTACGAAGCATCGCTCGAATGTATGATATTTCTTTGGGGCTTAGTAGAGTAAAAACGTCATACCAATGTCCGTCTGGCAAATCTGGGAAATGACTTTTTAAGTCTTGGTACTGTAGAGTTAGTCCAGTCTCTAATAAATCTATTTTCTTTGCTTCTTTTACCTTGATATATTTTAAAATATTGGCGCACTCTACAAGAGATACTGATTGTCCTTTTTGTAATTTTTCCCAGTTTATAACGGCTCTTACTTTCTTTTCTGGAATACTTGCCCTACCTTTTACCTCGAAAAACCACCCCTCGTTTCTGCAATACTCATCTATTTCCTCTAGCAAATAATTAGTTCTAGCAAGCACGAGCCACTCTCCCTCACCCATGTCTAATGATTCTATGGTCGGCTCCCACTGTACAACACCTTGTTCTTTTCTAGGGTTCCATTCTTTAAACACCCTAGACCGAACCTGACCAATACATTGACTGGCAACTTTATGTACTGCGGCGGGAACACGATACGACTGTTTTAAAACAAGTGCATTTTTAGAGTTTTGGATCAGATAGTCAACATCTGCTCCCGCCCATTTATATATTGCTTGGTCATCATCACCAGCAACGTAAATTCTTGCAGCTTTTTCTGCGAGTTTACGAACCACTCTCCATTGTAGAGGAGATAAGTCTTGTGCTTCGTCTACAAACATAACGTCTAGTCTAGGTATCGTTCCGCTTTCTACAAAATTTAATAACATATCTGTGTAATCAACTAGCAATCTGTCCTCTTTAAACAGTTTTAATCCTCTAGCGAAACGCTCAAGTTCAAACCATCCAACAGCATCATCAACCTCGTGCCATTGTTCTTCTAACGGTACGTCTCGCATTCTAGCGAGGTTTTCGATAAACGCTAGACGATCATCATGAGTCATAGCAAATATATGTCCATCATCCGATGTTGTTCTACCTGTTAGTCGTAAGTTTAGTTTCTCGTTTAAATCACTTATATCGGAACGGCTGATAACGCTTTCCCTCGTTAGACCTAGTTGTCTAAACGCTAGGGAATGTAGAGTTCTGAAGAACGGTAAGTCTTTGTTTGCGATATTAAACTTATCCATCGCTCTTTCTTTACCCTCGTTTACCGCTTTTTTAGTAAACGTAAAAAATCCTATACGATCAGGAGACGTGCCTTTTTCGAGTTCGTCTTCGATCAGACCTAACAATGTACTTGTTTTACCTGTTCCTGGAGGTCCAAGAATAACTTGTGTGTGTGAAGGTAATGTCATTTTTCCTCGGTCTCTTTCCAATGAGGTGCTGTTTTCGGCAAATATACCAACACGAAAGCACCGCAGCGTTTTCCAGAACAAGATAAGTTAGTAACCATCATGTACTCATCATCCTCTTCATCGATATCGTGATCGCCACCCCAAATTAATTCTTCATCACAGTGCCAACATTTCATAAGCCACTCCTAAATGTGAAATTTACTCTTGCACCAACTTTTTTCATTGTAGGTATTGCATGGGTGCTATACATCTGAGAATAACCATCAAACACATATACATCACCATCTTCTAATAAATGCGGTGTTGTTTTTAAAAAGTTATCGCTATAAAGTAAATCTACTTCACTGGTATTTGTGTGTTTTTTAATCTGATACTCATATTTTGTCCACTCTAAAATTCGAGGAGCGCCGAAAGAAACACCCACTACAACGTCTTCTAAAGTTGGAACGGTGTCTGAATGATGGGGTATAGCTGTTTCGCCGTCAGGATATAAACCGCACAGACAAAAACTAAATTCGATTTCTTTACCCATCTTCTCTTTTAAAAGTTTTTCAGACTTAACTTTTAGGTCTAATACATCGGGTGCTTGCTCCCACGGAGTAGGTTCATAAGTTTTACCTGCATACTTAAACGTTGCGTCACCAAAGCCTCTAGTTGGTCGACCCATAACTTTCTTTCCATCAAACTCTCTTTCTTCAGGATCGTCCCATTGATCAATAACGGGACCTTGATCTGGAAATACGTCCTTAAAAATCCACAGCTCTCTCATAATAAATTATCCTTAAACTCTGGGAGATCGTGTGGTTCTTCTTGAACTTTAAACTCTTCAATAAACCAAACGTTCACACCCTTACCTTTTATATTGAAAAAGTGTGGCTCTCCATGTAGTTGTTTTAACTTGGACGTTAGTTTATTTCTTTGATACTCTTTAAAATTATGTCGATGTAAATACTCCATAAGATCACCGAGTCTGAAATAAGTCTTGCCGTTATCTGTCCAAGGCTTATGTAATAATAACTCGTCTCGCTCTCTAGCAGGTCTCTCCGTGCAGAACGACTCGAGCAGTTCCATAAAATGTCCTTCTGTAGAACTTTCTTTAGGAACCTCTACAATCGTAAGCGCATCAAGCAACTGTTGAATAATTTGTCGCCAAACATTTTCTTTAACCTTTGGCGGTATTTTATTTAGAGCGTCCATACACTTACGCTGAAACCTGTTTTGGTTTAATAAATCGTCGGTCTCTAACTCTAGTCGACCACCTTCTACATCTAAAAACCAAATCGGAGGATCACTGTCCTGTTTAGTTAGATTACTAAACAAAGGTGTACCACCGTTTGCTCCTATACCAAACTTACGAGTTCGACATAGAGGACTATTGCAATGACTAGCGATCGGCTGATCATTACATTTATAGAAATAGTCTTTTCTCTGCACCTGTTTACCTACCGTGAGCACTTCTTGAGCACCTAAAGGCGGTTGCATGTATTTAATATTCATGTTCTCTAGCCTTTTTTCCCAGTCGTCTGGGAACTTTTTCCTGAGAAAAACACCTAGATTAAATAATCCAGAGTTTCTAGTTCCTTCAGGAAAACCCTGCACAACTAAATGCTGTAAACAAGGAGGTGATTGGTCTAACCACTGCACAGATTCTGTTAAAGGACTAGCCTCTAGCGATTCTAGTGCTTTAGCCTCTAGTTCTATTTCATCGCAGTAATCTAGGAAATCTTCGGGAGTCAGCGCTTTTCCGTCTGTCCCGTAAGCGTACCGAGTAGAATTTTCTCCGCCAAAATAAGGCATATTAAGAGTGCTGCCTCGATCTCCTCGTTCTAATAACAGCTGAGTTTGTTTAGGAAATATCTCAGCCTGTCCATAACCGATCGCTGCTGCAAGTTGTCTTAACTTTCTTTGTAGCATTGATGCTGCAACAGGTTCTTTTAAGAATATATAAATATGTGCTCCTCCGCTTTTGCTCCTACAAATAACGAGAGGAAGTTTTTGTTTCGCGATCTTTATCGCTAAATCTTTTAAATCTAAATGATACTCATCTACGTCTATAGCGCCCCAGACACACTTGTTGTCCTCGTCTATTGCAACAATTCCTACACTTTGTTGACCCGACAAGTGGTCTTCCCATAACTTCAAGAGATCTTTATCAGAAAGTTCTTTAGATATCGTTATGTTTTTACCACTTGCCTTGCCATCTTCTCTAGTTTCATTGTTAGCTGTAAACGTTCCATACGCTTTTCGTAGTCCAGCGTATCGCTTAGAAAATTTTTCCGCTAACGACATGAAACTAAATCACTTCATCTGTGTCAAACGTAGTTGAAGCGTCATCACGCTGTTGTTCTTCTCTAACCTCAACGTCGCCCGCTCTAGCCGCTGACATAAAATCTTTAGCGATCTTAGCAATAGCTAGGTCTGTAGCTCCTTCTTGGTTAATAGAATAACTGTTCCACGTGCCCTTGTCGTTAGATTGCGTAACGGTGCTGAGCGTATAAGTGTAAGCGAACATAGGAGCTTCTACTGCTTCTCCTTTGCTGTTTTGCACTCTAGCCATTCTCAACATTGTTAGCCACTTTCTAGCCACTCCAAGACCAGTAGAAGTAAACGCAACTACGGCTTGTTGTGGTGAAGGATCTGTGAGAAGAATGAAAAACTGAGCCGTTTCTACGATCTCATTGCCTTCAGGAGTGTAAAATCGTCTAGTCTCATCATCTCTTGTGCACTTAGAAAGGATAGAGATATCGTGATTAGGATTTACTAACCCTCCACCTTTTTCTCTAGGAATCCACTCTATGTATTTCTTATTATACGCGCACGGAACAACGGAAACACCTTTCTCTCCATCGTAAAGCTCATTGGTAACTGTGTTATACAGATCACCCGCACTTGCTCCAGGAATGTGTTTTCCATCTGCTTTTTGTAGTTGTGGCGACGTAGGTTGTAAGACTCTAATAAAAGGGATTGCGAAATCCTCAGTTGTAGTATCTTCTAACCCAGTGCCTCCTGTCAATAAACTATCGTCAAACGTAGTTATTGCTGTGGCTTCTTTTTCAGCCACTTCTTTCTTTTCTGCCATAATCAATCCTTCTTAATAATTGCTTTAGAACCTATATAGATTCCAAAAGGCTCGGTTGGAATATCGTTCCCCGCAGTAAACTGTTCCTTAACAAAGGCTTTCAGTGAACTGTGGTGAACACTCTGACGTACCTCTGGCGCGAGTCCACGAGCTTTCAAAGCTGAAACGGTTTGATCAACCTTCTCTGCTTCTCCACGGTCAAACTTTAAAAGAACATCGTTCTTTATAAGAGACTCGTGTCCGTTGTCTACTAGCCATTTGTACGCTACTGCTTGGTTTGCTTTCGAAATGTGAGCGTTATAAAACTCTTTCACAGAAATTTTTTCTCCTGTGCTGAGTGTTATCTCGGTCAACCCTACCTCTTGCATAGCATCGGGTAGTTCTTGCTCCGAAGTCAAACGAAGTTCTTCTTTCTTAGCTTTTAATGCAACTTCTAACTCTGCTACTTGATTCGCGAGTTCAAGCTGTTTATTAGCTAAAACAGAAACTTTTGAGAGTTCTCCGTCGGAAACTTCGTTCGTCCATTCCTGAACGTCATCTGCTCCGACCAACTCCTCGAATGTAGGTTTATTACCCATCTAATTCTCCTTTCTGATAAAGGTCGATCTCAACAGGATAATAAGTACCTTCCTGACGATCCCATTTAAGGATATTATATCGACCATTGTTATATTGAGCGGCAATCGAACACGCGACACCTATCGCGGCGGGATCACCAATTAATAGTAAGTAATCTTCCTCTGTATAACCTCGCAGAAGTTTTTTCATTCTACGAACTGACGGGGAAGCACTTAACATGATTTGTGCGTTAGAGGGAAGCAGTAGCTCAAACTCTCCATACTGTCTAGCAGAAGCGATATTGCGTCCTGGAACCTCTTGTACAACATATACTGTCACGTTTTTCTCCTTTCTGATTTCTAAGATATAGCACCTATGAAGGGGGGATTACTAAGCGCTATATCTCGTTAGCGTTTTTTAAAGATATCTACCAATTACGTCAAAGTAAAGGGTTATTTATTTATTAAAAACTATAGTGTTTCTGAGAAATAAAAATTTTATAATAAAAATTTTTCAAAAACTACTAATATCGCTAATAATCTAATAGATTTTTAACGAAACCCAATGTTTTAGAGGATTGTACTCTATTAGTTTTCAAACAAAATCTATTAGAAATCGCTAAATCTATTAGAGGGCACGAGGAATTTAATACTTTGGGCTTTATTTTAGATCCTTTTGTAATATATAATGGGGTTTAGAAATTAGAAAGTATAACCATGAAATATAAATTTAAAACAAAGCCTTATACACATCAGTTAGAAGCATTAAAACGTTCTTGGAATAAACAAGAATATGCTTACTTTATGGAAATGGGAACGGGTAAATCCAAAGTTCTCATTGATAATATTGCTATCCTTTACGATAAAGGAGGCATTGATGCAGCGATCATCGTTGCACCTAAAGGTGTCTATCGCAACTGGTCAGAAAAAGAAATACCAGCACACATGCCAGACCATGTGTTGCGACACGTTGGGGTATGGAACCCCGCACCGAACCGTAAACAGAAAAAAGATTTGGTAAAATTATTCGAACCCGATCACGATTTAAAAATACTTGTTATAAACGTCGAAGCGTTCAGCACTAAGAAAGGTGTTGCTTTTGTCGAAAAATTTATCCTTGCTCATAACGCACTTATAGCCGTAGATGAGTCAACAACGATTAAGAATCCCAAAGCACAACGAACCAAGAACCTGTTAAAACTTTCTATCAATACAAGGTATAGGAGGATTTTAACAGGTTTTCCCGTTACTCGATCCCCGCTTGATTTATACAGTCAATGCACGTTCTTGTCTCCTGATTTGTTGGGCTATACTTCTTATTACACATTTCAAAACAGATACGCTCAGTTGTTAAACCGCAAGATGGGTGCCCGATCTTTTAGACAAGTGGTGGGTTATCAAAATTTAGAGGAATTAACCGATAGCGTAGGAAAGTTTTCGTATCGTGTATTAAAGAAAGAGTGTTTAGACCTTCCTGATAAAACATATCAGCGGAGAGAAGTCGAACTAACACCTGAACAAAAGAAAATATATAACGAACTAAAAGAATACGCGATGGCTGAACTTGATTCACACGAAATCGTCAGCGTTACTTCAGTTCTTACACAAATTTTAAGATTACATCAAGTGGTTTGTGGTTTCGTTAAACACGATAACGGCGAAGAAGTCGAGATTAAAAACAATCGTTTAGATGAACTTGTAAATATTTTAGAGGAAGTACGAGGTAAAACAATTATCTGGGCGAACTATCAGTACGATATAAAAAGAATCCTTAATAAACTACAAGAGATTACAGGAACCGATAGCGTTGCGACGTATTATGGCGAAACACCTGACGAAGAACGACAAGAAATTATCAGACGATTCCAGGACCCTAATTCAGAACTACAATATCTAATTAGTAACGTACAAACAGGAGGTTATGGTATTACACTTACTGAAGCAAATACCGTTGTTTATTATTCCAATAATTATGACCTTGAAAAACGATTACAATCTGAAGACCGTGCTCATCGTATAGGTCAAACAAATAAAGTAACGTATATTGATCTTGTTTCTAAGGGAACAGTAGATGAAAAGATCGTAAAAGCGTTACGAAAGAAATTAAACCTCGCTCAAGAAGTATTGGGTGACGAAAAGTGGAAAGATTGGATTACCTAGAACGATATAATTTTGCTCGTTCAGCTGCTTTCTTTCGCTCATCTTCAAGCATGTTGTAATACTCAGCGTCTTTACTAAAACCATCTGGGTCTTTTTCATAAGCCTCAAAAAATTTTTCAAGTCTAAGGTCTTTATCAACCTCAGTTATTTCGCCCGTTTCAGGATCGAAAAAACCTTGCCTTATATCAGTAATACCTCGTTTTGCTGCTTCTGTGTCTAACAGACTAATCGCTTCCATAGCTTTATCGTTAAAACCTTTAAGTGCTCTATCTTTCTCAGCATCAGACATAGTTCTACCCATACCCATCAGATCGCCTTCGTTAAGGATCATTCCTTGACCACGAGTTACATCAGTCATACTTGTGATTGGACTATTTTTTAATCTATCCATGATCATTTGACGTAAGGTATCGCTTTCATCACCTAAATACTCACCGTTAGCAGCATATTTAGGTTTCATATATTTGCCACTTGCCGCCATCATCGGTTCTTGTTGAACACTTTGCATAATTAATCCTGCAGCACCATCTAAAATAGCAACTGCTGTTTCAGGATCGTTGCCTGCACGTTCCATTACAGCTCCAGCAAGCTGTACAGAATCTTCTTCGACAGATACTGGTTCTTCTTCCATAGGCATTTGTTCAGCCATCATCATTTCAGGAGACACTCCACCCATATCAGGAGGCATTCCGCCCATATCAGGAGGAGACATAGGAGGTGTTTGTGGAGGCATCATTCCTCCAAGACCTCCGCCCATCATAGGTTGAGGAATATCCTCTCTGCCGCCTTGCGTCATTATACTTGTTAAATCTTGTATGCCATTTGCCATTATTATCTCCTTGGTCGGAATCCCGCTTGGAATACCTGTGTAGTTAGTGTATCGTTTTGTCCGTTCATCGGCAACTGCGATAAGCCTTTATTTAAATAACTGTCCCCCAAATACATTCCGCCTTTCGCTCCAGGAGGGGTTTGATCATCTATAAATGTCCTTGGAGGTTTTTTAGGTGGAGGAGCTGTTGGACGAGGAAGTGGCGTATAAACAGGCTCAAATCCTGGAGCCGTTCCAAATTTTTTCGGAGTCATTGCTCTAACAAGCGTAGGTGCTCCGCTTTCAAAAGAAGTTGGTCTTTTATACATTTCAGGAGCGGGCTGTGACGGTGGAGCTACTGGTGGAGCTACTGGTGGAGCTACTGGGGGTGGTGGAGTATAAGGACCTTGTCCTCCTGTTCCTGGACCTCTGCCTCTGCCTCTGTTTACAGGTGTGCCTGAATCAAAAACTCCTCGATAAAAATTTCCTGGAGTTGACTGTTTTGGTTCCGTGTTATAAGGAACTTGAACATCTCCTGGTTCTATATCAATCATTCCTACAAGTTCTTCAATCGAAAGATTATCTGGATTACCCATACCGCTGTTAAGGTAATCGAAAGTAGTTTGATTAAACGGTCTATTAATATTGTCCGTTCTTTCTCCCGCCATTTCTGCTGCGAGGGCTTGTTCGATTTCTGCTGCCGTTGGGATATTAGCAATATTGTTAGTAATGTCTACCGTTGGTAAAAGCATTTCCTCTTCAATAGAAAGCCTTGGAGAATCATTAATACGTTTACGATTTTTAAGTGCTTCCATCTCTTCTGAAAGCGGAAGTGAAATATTTGGATTGTATGTAATTGAATTAACTCCAGGATTCCTGTCGCCTGTTATAGGGTCAAGTCTAGGATCCATAGTTATTCCCATCATGGGGTCTTTGATTCTTACGTCACTTGGGGGTCTTCGCAATCGAAAATTGTCTTTTTTAAATTGAATATTAGGCAAAGAGGCAATACCTTGTTCTGCTTCCGTTGCCATTGTATTTTTAAAATCAGCTACGTCTGCTTCGTACTGATCTGTTGCGTTTTTAGTCGCATCTACGGCTTCTTTCCGTAAATTAAGGGCATCAACGATTTCAGGAGTAAGTCCCGCAACAGGTGAATAAGTTGGTACTGTTACAGGCGGTGCTGTAACAGGTGAAAATCTAGGTCCTCGTGCTCCTCTGCCTCTAGCCATTATTGTATGCTTCCTAATCCTATAGCTTCTTCACCTAATTCAAGTATTCTCGGAGGAATACTCATAGGAATTTCTATAAGCTGTTTTTCTCTTGTTGATTGTCTTTTAGTATTGGGGTCGTATAAAGAAAGTTCTTCTCCCATATCAGCCGTTGCTACGGTTCCATAAGAACTTAAAAAACGGATAAAAGCATTATTAACTTTTCCTCTATTAATAGCTTTAAGTGTTCGATCAAAAAGTTGAGGGTTTAATAACATTTCTGCGATAAACTCTTGACTTTTTTCAGCTAATCTTTTTTCAAAAGCGTTTACCCGTCTTCCGAATTGAGTTAATGGTGGAATAACTGCTTTTTTCAAATATTCAGCAGAAGATTCTGTGCTCATTTTTAAATATTTTTGTTCGGCTAATTCAGCTGTTTCAGCGCCAACTTCTCTTTGTACTAAAGAATTCCAAACTTTAAGATTTTTTAAATATTGTTCGCCGTCTTTGCCTAATAACGGTAAGATAAAATTGTCAAAAGTAAGTCGATCTCCTGTAATGTCTCTAGGACCAAAACCTTCTGTAAATAAACGATTGATTGCGGTAGGATCAAAAGTAACAACGTTGTCTAGCCCACGTTGAGGTGTTGTTATTTCTTGCGCAATCCATCGACGAGTAACCGCCGCAACTTCATCCTCCATTAATTTATTACCTTTAGCTAAGTCTAATAGTTCTTTCATATCGAACATTAGCTGACCTGTTTGTTTTTGTGTTTTAGAAGCATTTAAAAACGAATATATAATATCTGTAGGATTTGGGTCAGGGTTGTCAGCTAATCCAAAACGAGCTTTTATCGCGTTTTTTCGTATACCGTAGTCGTCTATTTCTTTTACAAGTTTTTCGAAATCTTTAGGATTAAAATTAAAGTCATTCCAACCACCTTCAAAAAGTTCGTTTATTGTTCCTCGATACTCTTTCATAAAATTACGATAGTTTCTAGTTATTTCTTGCGGAGATTGATCTGCAACATTAATAATATTATCGCGCACATAACCAGCAAACGATTTTTGTAAATCATGAAGTTCGCCTTCTCCCGCTTCTTTCAACATTTTTACTAACCTAGAAACTTGAGTATTCATTCGAGATCCTTTTGTATTTGTTTCTAAAATATAAGGTAAAACTCTTTCAGGTTCTTTTTTCAAAAGCTCAGTGATTAATCGAGTATTTGATTCTTCTATTGCTTTTTTCTGGGCAAGCCATGCATTGTTTAAATCTAAACCATAACCTGTTTCTTGTTTATACAAATTAATTTGTTTAGGAGTGTAGTTTCCTGCATTTTTGCCTTTACCTAATGGTGCAATACCTGCGTTTTTCATCTCTATTTTCGCGCCTTCGTCGAGAGTTGCTTGCATTTGTTTTTTAATTCCTGTCATTAAATTTGTCGCGTATCTAATAATTTGTTTATTATCTGTATTTCCTATAATATCGTTTAAAACAACCCTAGCTTGATTCATTTCTTGCATTGTAAATTTTGGATTTTCGTAACCTTTACTACCCAACATTTGAAAACGTTTCATGATTGATCCGCCTTCAGATCCAAAAACTGTTTTAAAAGCAACTTCCGCTTCAGGAGAATCCAAACTTTTAATTAAATTATCTGCGTCTCTTCTAATCGCGTTTTTCCAAATATTTGTGGGCTGTTTTATATAGCCACCGCCCCCAATTAAATCACCATATTTTTCGAAAGTTTTATTCCATTCATCGTTAAAAGGTTTTAAATAATCTTCTTTTATTTTACTTAAACGAAGATCTGATCCTGTAAATAAAAGAGGTTCATCAGGGGGAACTTCTCTTAATAAACTAGCCCCTCCCGCATCAACATCGTCAGCAGTTATTTTCCAAGCTGTTTGTAAATTTTCAACAGCTTCGCGAGCAGCTCTGTCTATAGCCTCCATTTTTTCCGTAGCGAAAACTCTAAATTGTTCTCCCAAACTAGCTGAAGTTGCATCAGTTACTCTGCCTCCCGCATTTGCTTTTTCGTTTATGGCTCTAAACAACTGTTCTATAACTTGTTTATTGTTTAATTTTAATTGATTGTAAAAAGCTCCATAAGCGGGGTCTTGTGCGTTTTTTAAAAATACTTGTTCTAAAGTTGCTGCATCTAAATCTCCTGTAAGGGAACCGATTGTTGGTTTCCATTGCCCTATTTCTTGAACAACTTGAGAGGAAAGTTCGTCAATAGTTTCTTGAATTTGTCTAACAGTTGTAGGATCTCCGTATAGCATATCTATTTCTGTGCCGCCCACTCCTGTTGGCAATCCTGCCTCTTGTCGTTTTATCGTTTCCATTACGTCTTCCATGCGAGCATAAAAACTATTAGGAATATCTGTTCCCATAAAATTTTTCCAAAGTTTAGGAAAAGCTAGGGTAAATGTTTGAACAGCACCTGTTCCTAAAAAAGCTAAAGCGCCAATTACTTGTGCTTCGTCTACCATTTCTTCAGGACTTAAATTATTTGCTCCTTTTCCTCTACCTATTAATAAACGTAACAGCTCTCCTGAAATCGCTCCTGTTGCTGATAAACCTCCCATACCGCCGACTTGTAAAGATCTTGTTAGCCAGTTAGGATCAATTTTTTTAAGTTCTTCTAATCCTCTACGTCCTAAAAATTTAGTTCCTTTTATAGATTTATCAAATTTTTTACTTCCATATATTGTAAGAGCAACATCACCTATTATTGCTGGACCTTCTTGTCTTAAAAAGTTTTCCCAATCAGTTCCTGTGATAAAAGGGGAATTAACAAGTTTTTCTATTCCGTTTTCATCTGTATAAGTAAGACCTAGTTCTGGTTTACTTGGATTGATGTATTTAAAGTCTCCTTTTAAATTATGTTTTTGTTTTAAAAAATCAAAATTTGATTTAGTCATACGACGCGGATTTAATCCTATATCGTCTCTTAAATCTTCAGGCAAATCTGCTTGCGCTTCAGGCATAGGATTAATACCATAACTAGCAATTTCTTTTCCTTCATCATAAAACCAAGGAGCCATAACAATGTCGTTAGAAAAAGTTCCTGAAGCATAAGGCACTGTTTGTTGTTGCTCTCTCAATTCTGCTTGGTATTCGGGTGATTTTCTACGCTCTAATTCTGCAGCATAAGACGGAAAATTTTCTGGACCATAAGGAACAAAATTACGAGAAACGTAGGGAGTAACCGTTTGTGCTTTATACTTTTCCCACTGAGCAATAGCTCCGTCAATTGTTTCGGCAGACATATGTTTTAATGCTTCTTCCCTCACCTCTGGAAATTTCAATACGGCAGCTTTAGCCATACTTTTATTGCCTATTAAATCGTTGTATGTAAAATTTAAACCTAAATCTGCGTCACCAGGACCCTTCACTCTACTTTTTAAATACTGTAGAGCTTTTTCTTCGTGATATTTTTGAAACTCAACAGGCTCCATTATAAATCACCCACACCACTCATTTCTTCAGAAAATTCTTTTTCTACATCTTCAGATGTGAGGAAAGGATTTTTTGTAGAGCCTCTACCTGTATGACTATACCATGTAGCAACTGCAGGAATTGTTTTAGAATAGCGTTGTTCAAAAGTTTTTAAATTTTCTACAGTCATGTAATTATTTGGATTTGTCCAATCATCGCTAGGATTTCTCCAATAACCTCTTAAAATATTTACAAACTTATCATCACTAAGATCATAACGAGAACTTATTTGAGGACCCATTCTTAAAGCAATTTCGCTATCGACACCCTCTGCAACAGTATCAATAACTTCAATTAAATTTCTACGAGCAACATCTATATCTTGGGTTGCTCCAGAACCAAGCATTTGTAAATGAAAAGCCAAATCTTTATCTGAAAGTGTCCGTCCTGTTTGACCATTTGCAGCTGCAAGCATATACGCAAGTTGTAACATAGTTCCTTGAGCTCGTACGTCTAAGTAAGACAGTTCTTTTAATACTTCACCTAAGTTATAAGAACCGTCTACGTCTGCGGTATCTCTAAATTTATTTATTGCTTCTTGTATTTCTGTATCAGTTTTACTGGAATCTCTTAATATTGCTTGTAGTTGTTGTGCAGCTTGACCAGAACCAGAACGACCATAACTACCTGCTAAATTTCGAGAAACATCGTCCGCGGTGGCGAATCCGTTTAAAATATCTCCTCCAAAAAGAGAGCCCAAGGCTTGCACGTTTGCATTAACATCGTTAAAAAAGTTACCTGCAGTAGAAACAACAGTTAAAGGATTTAATCCTTGTTTTTTCGCCTGATCAAAAACCTCTACAAGTTTATTCGCAGTAGTTTGTGTTTGAACTAAAGCAGCTTCTTTAGTTAAAATTTCACTGTCGAGAGCTCTAAAATCTTTAAACATAGGATCTTCTGTTGGTGCTTCTGTTTCTACGTCTGCTATAGGAATCCAATTTCCTGGATGTTCTCGAATATCTATAAATCCTTGACCGTTATCGTTTGGTATATAACTTATGCCTGAATCTGGATCAAAATAACCTACTCGTCTATCGTCAGCTCCTGCACTCGCAGCTAGGCTATCTTGAAAACTTCTAAATTGTAAATTAGCATCTGTTAATGACTTAATAAGACCTGATCTAGCCGTTTCTTTTCGTGCGCTTTTATCTCTTTCACCTTTTTTTATATCAAAAAATGATTTTGCATAATCTCCTGCACCCCGACCCATTTGAGAAGCAATTAAAGCATTTCCTATAATTTCACCAAAACTAAGACTTGTGTCATCAGGATCTCCATAGATTTGATAAGCAGTATATGCTGCTTTTTGAGCTTTTGTAGGCGCTTCAGGATCTCCACCCATTTCAGTTATAAAATCTTCTTGATTTAAAACAGTTGGATCTTCATCGCCTTTTATAAACTGACCAATACCTTGAAGAAGATACGGAGCAAAAGATGCAAGTTTTTCTCCAGTTGTAGGCTCAGGTGTCCGCCTTGTTCTTTGAGCTGTCGGAAAACGAACAGGCACAGTCGGCAATTTTACCGACATTATTCCTGGACTTTTTTCACCACCGAAAGTTGGGAAAGGTAAAAAACCGTTAGCCATTAGAACAAAGGTCCTCCCGCCACAGTATTAAAACTAAAATTACCTAAATTACCGTAAGCTCCAGGAATCCCTACATTAGGAGCGCCCATAACTCCGCCTGCGGGAGCAAAAGGACTTCCGTATGGAGGTGCGGTAGCGCCCGCATACCCGTAACCACCTGCAAGCGGTCCGAGAGACGCGGTAATCGCACCAACGTTTTGTAATGTTTGCATCGGTAAATTATATTGACCAACGAAGTTTTGATAAGCAAGATCCATAAGCGACTGGCTTCTTCCTCGACCGAGTCCACCCATGCCCATCATGCGATTAATATCTTGTCCTTGTAGTCCTTGAAGTGCTGGAGCCATACTGCCGTACATACCGCCGATACCTCCAAACATTTGTCCGCCCTGTAGTCGTCTATTTTGTTGTGCTTCAAATGCTTGTTGTGCTGCTCCTCTCGCGCCTTGATAACCTGCAGACCGTATTCCGCCAACCGCTTCTGCGGCTCCTCGAGCCGTATCTGCAGCTAAATCTTCACGTCTAAGCCTAGAACGTGCTCCACCAAACGCTCCACCTTGAACCGCTTGATCACGCATTCCAATATCACTTTTAGCCAACCCTTCGCTAACATCTTGAAGTGTTTGTTGTACAACTTGATCTTCGTAAGGATCGTAAAAACCACCGATTGATCTTGGGTCAAATTGTCCTAATCCTTGACCAATAGTTTGTCGCGCCTGTCCTAGTGTATCGGCTTGTGCTCGTAAATAAGGTCGGTAACTGCCAATCGCCGCATCGGAAAGTTGCATTGCATAGCGTTCACGAGGATCAAAATCAGCAACTCTTTGCCCTGTATATGTAAAAGGGCTTGAGTCTGCTTGACCCATTTCATCAAATTGTTGAGTTAAAAAATCACGGGCACGTGGGAAAATATCTCGTTGTAAAAACGATCCTATGTAACCCGCGGGTGCCTGACTCGAATATTCGTATTCTTCTCTACTAGCCATATCTCATATTTCCTAATGCGTTAAAAGCCTCTAATGCTGCAACACCTTTCGCGTGATTGCCTCCTCCCGCTTGGTCTACTGCTGCTTTAGAAAGCATATATTCCCCGTTACTAGCCATAACAGGTATCAAATCATCTTTGGGTCCTCCTGGACCTTTAATTTTACCGCCATCGGGCATAAAATTTTGAGCAAACATTTTTCTGTTTAATACGGCACCGCCGTCAGCAAAACTCGAACCTTGAATCGGTTTTATTTTTTGCATTTGCCGTTTATTTTGGAATCCTCCCGCTTCAGGAGTTTTTACTCGACCTCCAGGACGAGGCTGTTTACCGCTTACAATTCTTGTAAAAGCTGCGATTCCTACATCTTCAGCGCCTTCCATTAGAGCGTCTTGCACCTCTGGGTCTAAAGATTCAAACCATTTAGTTATATTAGCAAAAGGAGTGGCTTCAGGCGCTTCAGGCGCTTCGACCGACATATCCATGCCTTCGAGAGATAAATCAATATCTCCGATTAGATCACCAAAAGCTGCTTTTTGTACATAACCTCCGCTATACAATGAAGCAATACCCTCATCGTCTTTCATTTGCTCCATTAAAACAAGTTCCATTAAACGATCTTGTTCGTTTTGAGCACTTTCTGCAAAATTTTCTGTATCAAATTCTCCAAACTCGTCTACGGAACTTCCTTCTATGGGGTCTATTTCGAGTGGAGGACCTGCTTGAATACCCGCAGACTGTCCTGTACCAATAGGGGATTTTTGTTCGTCGGTACCTAAAATTTTAGAAGTAAGAACATTACTCGCAACAGCTGCAGCAACTTTTCCTAAAAAAGGCAACATTAGAATCGGCTCCTTGTCTTTTGCTTTTTACCGTTGGCGAAATAACGAACAAAAGCAGAACGACGTTCCGCTTTTTTAGAATATGCTTTTTTATCTACTCCAAACATGAGTCTCCTACAGCGTATATATAAACGTTTTTGCGAGTTAAAGCCCTTCCCGTAAGCTGCAGTACATGCCTGATTTCTTGATTATATAACAAAATATCAGTTAGCTAAAGGGTTATCATTCTTGTTTTTCAGGGCTTGTACGTCGTCGTACATCGAATCAATACTCGAATTTATGCCCGCAACACTTGTTTGAATAGCGATAATATCCGCTTTTATCGGGCTTAAATCTTCCGTTTCGATATTCAAAGACTTAATTTGCTCGCCTACAGCAACGACATTTTTATCTAAACCCGTTACTTGATCTGCTAAAGCGTCTATCTCGTTGATATAACGAGTCATTTTAGATTCAAGGTTTTCGATGCGATTAACATACGTTGCACCTGTATAACCAAATCCAGCTAAAGTGCTGACAATACCCGCAAGGGCGATAAGTTGTGTTGTTTTATTCTGAAACCAGTCCATATTATTCCTCTATAAGTTAGGTTGCATATTCATTAAATCATTCATCCCAGTTAAACTCTCGCCGTATAATCCACTAAAGGCTGAGTTATTATCTGGAATATTAACATTAGTATATATTAACTCAGGCTCATACCAAACACTAGGCTGTGGCACCTCTGTTTGACTATAAGCACTAAACCCAGGAACAAAGCCCATATACGCAATCAGTTGTGCTTCATCACCATACTCACCTGTTTCTTGTTGCTGTTGTTCTAGTTCTTCTTGTTGATTTTCTATATTTTGAGCCACAATTTGGTCAGCTATTAGATCAGCTTCTGACGCAGATACTTCAGACATAGCCGTATCGATCTCTAACTCCATTGAACCAACTGCGGTATTTTGAGAACCACCTGTGTTTGAGTCGTTTTGACCAACTGCTACGTTTTGAGTACCGCTAGTATTTCCTGAACCCCCTGTATTTGTTGAGGTATTAGAAGCAACTGTTGTTGAACCGCCAACTGCGGTATTATTGTTACCTATAGTATTTGAGTCGTTTTGACCAACTGCGGTATTATTGTTACCTATAGCGGTATTACTAACACTCATTGATAAAACTTGTTGTGTTTGCATAGCAGAACTAGCAACTTGAGCAGATATACTAGGTGAACTATCAATACTTACCGTTCCTCCAGACACTGAAGAACTAACCGCAGATGTTTGAGAAACACTTGTTGTGGAAAAGGAACCGCCTGAAGACGCAGACATTCCTGTTGCTTGTGCCGACGTTCCAGCTGTTGTTCCGCTTACACTATTGCTTGCCGCAAGAATACTGTTAGCTACGACGTTTAATTGTTCTGCTCTTTTGTTGTTTTTCTTTTCTTCATTCTCCGCGACAACAAGTTCGATATCTTCTTCTCGGTCTTGTATTTCTTCCTCAACTGTCTCCGAATCCTCCAAGTCTCCATCTTCATCATCAGATAAAACAGCAAGTTCCTCAAGTATTTCTTCCGTTTCTTCTTGTTCAATCCATTCCTCCAGTTCCTCTATTGTTTCAAACTCTAAATATTCAATCGTTTCTTCTTCAAGATAATCTTCAATTAATTCTTCATGTTCAAAATGATCTAATAAAACGTCTTCTAGCACAGGTAGATTATAATCAACAGTAAAAAGTTCTTCTGTTAAAATAATTTCCTCATATAACTGCTCGAGATAAGGTTCTTCTTCTATATAACTTAATGGAATAAATTCTTCTTCAACAACTAAATCAAACTCTTCTACAAAAGGCTCAAGATATTCTTCTTCAAAGTATAAAGTTTCTTCAAAATATAGTTCTTCTTCAAAATATTCTTCTTCAAAATACAGTTCCTCATAAGGTTCTATCCCCTGTAACTCAGTAATATATACAGGGTCTTCTTCAAAGAAATAAATTTCTTCTTCATAGGAATCATAATATCCATACTGATTATCTTCATAATCCCCATAACCAAACATATCGTCTTGATAGTAGGTATCGTCAACAAATGTTTCAACCATATATCCTGGACACGCTGGCGAATGCTGCGCATCCAACGAGCATTCATAATCAAATAAATCATCCCAATAGTTAGGACATTGAGTAGAATATAATCCATCTAAATCACACTGTTGGGTTAAATAAGCTGCATCATAGCCAGTACAGGCTGTGTTGTTTAGAGGATTACTGCAATCAATACTATTTCCTGATCCCACACCATATAAACTACCTCCGTTTTCTAATAATGTATTTGAAGCAGAAGCATTCCAAGTTACGTTTACACAAGTTCCTGTAACATTAGTTGTGCCTTTACCGCATTGGTCATAAAATAAATAAGTGTAAAGTTCATCCGCTGCTCCTTGTTCTCCAATTAATACATCGTGGTTAATAATATTTAAACCACCGTATCTAAATTCAAAACTATCGTCTGATTTCCAAAGTATTACCTCAAAAGAATTATCCGTATTGTTTCGATTGTATTCTTTTAAGTTGTACCACCCAAAAACACTTTTATCAGTAAAGTTTTTTGCTAAAACCTTTGAACCATTATCTCTTATTAAATCAGTCCAAAAAGGATATAAGGTGTATGTAATTTCAGGTAGCGGATCAGGTGTGTAGTCATTGCAATAACCTCCTGACGACCCAAAGTGTAAACAACCATTGGTTGCCATTCGAGCAGATGTAAAATCTTCGCCATAAAATGTGAATGTAAAATTTAAATTAAAAGCGGACGATACTTGGTCGTCACCAACCGCCATATTAGTTGTATTAGTTTCATTTGTTAAATCAATTAAAGACTGATTTGCTTCGTAAATATAACCTGCATTAATTGTAGATACAAATAATAATGCAGATAAACTAACTGCCCTTATCAAACTCACGTTTACAGGTCAGTCTTGATTTATTTTGCCCAGCAGAGTTTTCAGTCCTAACACACTTAGCAACATAACTGGCTTTTGCCTCTTTATAATCTGGTCGATCTTTAGGGTTAGCCGCCCATGCTTTTCTTGCTTCTTCGCCTATCTTGCCTTCATATGGACAAGGAGTACCAGCCATATACATAGCACTAAATACTCTTACATCTTGGCACATAATAGCAACCGCTGCGACTTTCATTCCCATATCGTAAAGATATTTGCCTAGTTTTAATCGTTCACAATTTTCGTCTCTAACTGTTCTGCCAGCCGATAAACCAAATACTTGTCCTTGAAATGCACCCGACCTTCCTACAGTACAAAGGTCTTGACTATAGCTCATTATAGAAGGAGCAATCGCAGAAGCAGGCGGTGCTTCAGTCTTGATATTTTGATTGATAGTTTGTTCAGATTTGCTTTCATTAATATTCCGATTTGTATTATCAGAGGTACTTTTGTTTTCGTTCACGTTTTTATTATTCGTTTGCACGTTTGATGTAGAAGTTGATTCATTTTTATTCACGTTTGTATTATTCGATGTCGAAGTATTCACGTTTGTATTATTGTTTGTGTTGTTCGAAGTGCTGTTGTTTGTGTTTGTATTATTCGATGTCGAAGTATTCACGTTTGTATTTGTGCTTGTATTATTATTTGTATTCGTACTCGTTGAAGTATTCACGTTTGTATTGTTATTCGTGCTAGTCGCAGTCGACGTACTGGTATTTGTATTATTGTTTGTGTTGGTCGCGGTTGACGTTGAGTTATTCGTGTTTGTGTTCGTATTCGTTGCGGTTGACGTGTTCGTGTTCGTGTTCGTGTTCGTATTTGTCGCTGTCGAAGTCGAAGTGTTATTGTTTGTGTTATTGTTTGTGTTTGTGTTTGTGTTCGTATTCGTTGCGGTTGACGTGTTCGTGTTTGTGTTCGTGTTTGTGTTTGTGTTTGTGTTCGTGTTTGTGTTCGTGTTTGTGTTTGTGTTTGTGTTTGTTGTAGTTGTAGTCGATGTAGTTGTCATCGAGTTTTGTTCACAATATTGTTCTCCAGCAGTACAGTCGCCAGTTTGATCAGCATAAGACGGTTGCGTCAAAGTTGCAAAAAATAAAAAAGGAATGTATTTAATATATTTAATCAATGAAGAACCCTATCTACGACACTTTCATAAGGGTCTAAAACGTGAACATCTAACATACCAACAACAACCAAGTTATAAACTTGTGCTTCTTGTTCTGCTTCTTCAAAAGAATCTGCAGCAATTACGGGACCATCAACTATTTCTTGCCCTATTTTATATTCGGTTAAAAATATTTTCATTTTTTATCCTTATGGCTGTTTGTATAGAGTCCAAACCAAGCGGCACCTGCACCCACAACAATAGATATTAAACCAGATTGTTCAAAACTAGGATCTGCTAAATCCATAAACCAAAACGTTGTATAATACAAAAGATACATATATACGGCTAAAAAAGCTCTAGGAATAATCCGCCAACTATCCACAGCTTGAGCTACAAAAATTACTTTTTGAAAAGGGTTATTGTTTTTCTCGTCTTCTAAATCTCGAATTTTATCTTTTAAAGCTCCAATTTCTTCAACCATAGCCATGAATTTACTGAGATCCATTTCGACCTCATTACGATCCATATCGCCTCCGAATCGTCCGCTAGGGTGATAATCTCTTTCATCATTCATAAGTTACTCCTTTTCTACAGTTTTTGGATCAAAAGAACCTTTTGCTATTAATATGTCTCTATTAACAATATGTTCTTTTTCAATTTCTTTTTTATTTTGTCCTTTATATTCTACAGCTAAATGATCGTCAACCATCATTAAATTTATATTTTTATCGCCAACGTACATTTCACCAAGAACCCTACCAAACTTTCCTTTTTTATCTTTATGAGTTTTTATAACAACTTGTCCTTTCTCGAGTTCATCAATTAAATATTGTTTACTCATCAAACCCCTAGCTTTTTCATCTTTATCTCTAGTACGAGACTCGGGTGTGTCAATGCCGTAAAGCCGAACACGGCTTTTGTAAAATATATCAAAACCTAGATCGATAATTACGTCAACGGTGTCTCCGTCAACCACTCTTTTAATCTCACAGTTATATTCGTACATTTAACATTTCCATCTTCTTCTAGCAGCTTTTCCTCTTTCGCCTTTCCATCCTTTTGAACGAGCACAAAAAGACTTACGTCGTTTTGCGGCTTTACTGCCTCTTTTAACTTTGCCTGTTACTGCAGGTTTTAAATTACTTTTATTTTTCTTATTGTATCTTTTCCTGCCTTTAGCGGTCATTCCCGCGCCAGATTTAGTTGAACGATAATTGGCATTTTTACCTTTAGTCGTTCTTCTTATCGGCTTAGTCTTTTTTCTTTTACTTTTTCTTTTTGTTGCCATGTGTTTTTTGAACATCAAAATTTGCATAAAGACTTGCACCCTTATGTGGTTTATATTTGCCCGTATGTTTCATCAACTTAGGAGCTCCTCTTTTTTGTTTCATCCAATGAAACCCTTTTGGTGCTTTTACTTTCATTACTTTTTCTTTTTTGTTTTCTTTTTCTTTTTCTTTTTCTTAGCTGTCTTAGCGGATTTTCTAAAAGCAGCCGCCGTAGGAGCGCCTTTAGCGCCTTTCTTGCGCATTTTCCTACCTTCTTTACGTTTTTTATTTATATTATAATAAAGACCTTTTTTAGCGCGTCTACCGTCTTTAGTTGTGTGGTACTTCTTACTGCTTTTTTTCTTTTTCTTTGGCATCTTGTCTCCTTATAAAGATATTGTAGTTGCTCCATTAGTTGAAACAGTTAAAGTTCCTATCTCACCAGAAGCTTCAAGTCCTTCTTCTGTCCCTGTATAAATATCAACCCATTTTTCTCCTGTCCATAGTTGTAACTGATTTGTAGACAAATTCCAAATTAAATCGCCTGAATTAAATTTATTTTCGTTTCTTTGTGTTTCATTAACATTTAAAGTCGCATTTATGTCTTTTGTATTTAAACTAAGTTCTAAAACTCTAACTAAACGATTAAATATATCTGGAGAAATTTCTCCGTAAGCTACAGGAAGTTTTGTTTCTAAAAGTTTTCCCACTAGCGCATACCATCTGGTTTGATGTCTAGTCGCATAGCTCCTACTCTAAAACTCATTCCTGTTTTTGACGTATCATCATCGTTAGACTGTATTCTCAATACCGCTTGTCGACCTCTTACTCGAGTGTCGATCTTAGTGGTGTTAGAAGTACAGCTTCCTGTAACAGCTGTTGTTAAATCTTCTCCTGGATAGTTACGTTTTTTCAAAACAATTTCCGCAGTTTGTCCTCCTGTTCCTGTTGAACCAGAACCTGTAAATTTTATATCGGGAATTATTTTACTAATAAATTGAAATTGATCTCCTGCAGGATCGATATCGAAATCACTAGATTCAATAAATACGTCAGTCATTGCAGAACCATCTGCGTCGTTTCCTGTTTCATGGTCGTATAAATAACCTACATCTGAACTAGAATAAGTTGCTTTAGGATCAGGAAAAATACCTTCATCTAACCAACACGTTCTTGTAAGGTTTCCTATAACCCATGTGCCTTCTTCATAATTATAAACAACATAACGGTCTAATACCGTGCTCTCTCCTGAACAATAAAACCAACCGACCTCATCAAAAGCCTTATTTACAAAACCAAAAATTTGATAATTTTGAGTTTGGTTTAAATCACTAAAAACATAAGCATCTACACTACATTGCAACTGTTGAATATTTCCACCGTAACTATAAAAGCCTTTTTTATCCATCCAAAAAATTCCTTTCGGAGTATTAATCATAGCGTTTGGTCCAACTAACCCAACACCCTCATTTACTAAATTAACACTAAAAGTAAAAGGCTGACCGACAAAACTCATAGCATATAAAGAAGTATCTGTCCAAATTAATGTTTCTTGTCTAGCACGAGTTGCCCCAACGATAGCCGAACCCGCTGAAAGTCTAAAAGACCCTGCAGTATTTGTTGATTTTGGTTCCCATTCGGTAATATTTTCTTGATCTGACCAAGCGATAAACATAGGATCAATCGTTCCTGTTCTTGCCGTTCCTCCGTCATTTAAAGGATCTGCCCCAAAACAAATAACGTGACGATCAATATCACTAACTAATACTTGAAGCGCTTTTGTAGGGGTTAAATTAGCCCCTGATAAATCACTTAACGCTACAGCTCTATCTGTTCCTAGTGTTTTTGCACTCGTGTCCCAATAATAAATACCTCCCATTCTAGGATTAATAACTAAATCTTCACCAAAATTATCATGAGACCAAAGTCTTAACTGATTTGTAAGCCCTAATGTTCCTGCACTACCAAATGTTCCAGAACCCCATGTTCCTATGCCCCATCCTGTAGAAGGAACGTAAACATCTAGCCCTACATTAATCTGATAAGCGCCAACAGTGCTTGATCCACCATTACCTGTATCACTTGAATTTGCTGTGACTGTAGTATCAGAAGTATCTTTAGCCTCTATTGTGTAACTATTCGCGTTTACAATCGTTGCTATTTGATATTCTTGATTAAGAACAGCAGCTGTTATATTACCACCTAAACTAGCAGCACCACTAAAAGTTACAAAATCATTTTGTACTGCGCCGTGTGAGGTATCGGCTACAGTAATTGTAGCGTCGCCGTTTGTTGCAGAAAAAGTTACATCACCAGCAGAAGTTGTTGCTCGTATTGGTGTTATATCATAAAATCCAGAACCTTCCAGTATATAGTATTTCCAAGTTGCGCCTAATCCAATAAATTTAGTACCCGCTAAACTTACCCAAGCATGAAGTGCTCTACCTGTTGATTTAAAACTAGAAGTAGTGGTTTTCGCCCAACCACCTATTTTTTCGGGTAAACCTTTGCGGAAACGAACTAAATTAGAATTAAACCAACCTCCTTCATTAGAATAATCAGTTCCTTCTTTATTAATTCCTGGTCTGAAAATAATTTTTTGTAAAGCCAATTATTTTCTCCTTTTACTATGCGCCGAATATTATTCCAGCCATGCCCGCAACTAAAGTGATAAGTGTAGCTACAATAAAATGTTCGATCCTTTTAACACGATTTAATATTTCTAACCAACGTTCTGCACAAACAGACTCATGCTTTTCGATTTTAGTATGGATATTCGCTACGCGACTTTTCATATCCATTTCTAACTCAGCTATTTTGTTCATGCCGCTTCTTCAACTTCCCAACAATTAAGGTTTGAAGCAACTGTCCTTCTTTCGCCTTCGCCTCTAAATGGATAAACCATGTGAGAAAGCCAAGATGGAAAAATATATAGTTTTCCTACTTCAGGCTGTACTTCAAAACTTTGTGGCGGTCTTAATCGTTCTACGTTCATTATTTCATTACGACCATAGTTAAAAGCTAAGTACCCATCACACGCACCAGACGCTTCGTATTTATTATACAAAGGACTTCCAGCAGCAGGTTGATCGAGTATCTGTTGTGGTACTTTAGTCCAACAAGTCGTTGATATGCCCATAATCGTTTTAGTGCCGTGATCGTGTATAGGGTTGTAATCACCAGCATAACTATGCACCGACCACGTTTCGTCTATCGCAACTTGCCGATTCTTTTTAAGATTACTGCCTGTTTCTTTCATAAAATGATTAATGTATTGCGCACCTAGACTGGTTACAAACTTAGAATACTGCCTAACCTTTTCATGCTCTGGGTCCATGTTCAGTTGCTCACCATGAGCAATCTGCCCTACCAATGAATGAGCCAAAGACTCTTTATCTGCTTGTTCTCTAAGATCGTCAAGATAAGTATTTAAGTCCTCAACCATGCCATCTGGCATACGAGTCTCTAATACGAATACCGCAGGCATTGTCCAGATATTAACTTCAATATCTATTCCCTCTACAGGCACTGCCTCTTTGTCAGCCATGCTTAACTAGAAGGTACTGCAAAGTCGTTGT